AGCTGGGCTGGAAAAGAGCCAGGTGATGCATTTGTAGTCCGTGGTGGATACAATTGCAGACACTATTGGATGCCCAATGAATGAAATCCAAAAGGATAAATAAACATATACACAAGTAGATACTATATGTATCCTAACCCTAACTTAATAAAGGAATATTGACATGACAATGAATGAAACTCATGGTGTGGAAACACAAACTGAAACTGTAGACACTGGGGATACAGCAACAGGCCAAATAAATGAATCCCAGGTTGATGCTAAGATGTTCACTCAAGATGAGGTAAATGAACTGATTGGTAAACGTGTTGCCCAAGTTAACAAAAAATATGATGGCGTTGACGTGGATGAATACAAAGCACTCAGAGGCTTGAAAGAGCAGATTGAGGAAGAGCAATTGATTAAGAAGGAAGACTTTAATGGTGTTCTTAAGAAGCAGAAAGAAAAGTCAGAAGGAGAAATCCATAGACTACGTTCTGAACTTGAGACTATCAAAATTGATGGTGCATTAATTGATGCGGCAAGCAAAGCAAAGTCAGTAGCTCCTGATCACGTGGCTCAACTATTGAGAGGAAATATTAAACTAAGTGAAGATGGATCAGTTATTGTAACTGATACTGAAGGTAAACAACGTTATACGGATAATGCAGATCCTATGACAGTTCACAACTTAGTGGAAGAGTTCTTATCAAGTAACCAGTATTTCAAAAGTGCCGGCCCTAGTGGTGCAGGCTCTAAGGGTAATACAGTAAACGCTGATCCACAGAGTTTGGATATAGCACAACTTGATTTAAACAAACCAGAGCATAGAGAAATATACAAAAAACTCAAAGCTCAAGGTAAAGTTTAATTTTTATAATATAAAAAAGGAGTCATTAAAATGGCAACAACTAACAAATATGGATCAGGTATTTCTTTACCGGAATTAATGGTCCCAACACAAGCGGCTACAATTTTTACAGCCCAAGAGAACTCACTATACCTTCCAGGTGTATTAGTTCCAATGGTATCAGTTCCAGCAGGTTCTGACTCAGTTAAAATTGCAAAGCTAGAATCTGTTACAGCAGCAACGCTAAACAGAACAGAAGTAGATCCAGGCGTAGACTTTACTCCATTACTTCCAGGTGCAGCAGCAACTACAATTAACTTAGACCTAATTGCAGCAAGAACAGTATTACGTGACTTAGGTGGCGTTGATTCAGCTGACATGGGTAGAGTTATGGGTAACGCTATTGCAGCTAAAGTAGATACATTGGTATCAACAGCACTAGCAGGACTAACAGCACAAGAATCATTAGGTGTAAACTTACTTGATGAAATGTATAAAGCAATTGGCACAATCCGTGCAGCCGGTGAAACAGGACCACTTAACTGTGTAGTTTCAGCAGCAGCATATGCTGGCTTTATGGAAAAAATTGGTTCAGCAGCATTTGCAGCAGCAGACGTTCAAAACGCAGCAATGCGTTCAGGCTTCATTGGTGTAATTGCAGGTGTTCCATGTTATACAAGTGCTTACTTGAATGACACAAACACTTCATTAACTAACACTAAATTTGCAGTGTTCTCAAATGACGCATTACGTATTGCTATGCAAGGCGGAGTTAATGTTGAAGCTGAGAGACGTGCATCTGCAGTGGGACAAGATATTGTAGCTTCAGCAGCATTTGGTGTTGCAGTAACTGATGCTACACGTGGTGTTATTGTTCAGGACGCAGTATAAGACTTAAAGCATAATACTAGGGGCTTAGGTCCCTAGTAATTCAACAGGAGAAGAAAATGGCATTTGCAACAAATACAAATTTAGAAGAATACGCTCCGGAAGTTTTCCAACAAGGAGTTGATGATTGGACAGAAGAACTGGCCAAGGCTGAAACTGATGTTATCAACATGATTCAATTCAAATGGTGGAACAAATTCTATAGCAGGACTGAGTTTGTTAGTAGCAAATTAGTTGAGGCACAGTGGACTAAGACTACTGTATATCAAGCAATGTATGCCTATATACTACCAAGACTTTCAACGTTTAGACCAGAAGGTGATCCATTCAGAGAACAAATAGAGTTTTACAAAGAACGCTATAATGATGAATGGGAATTACAGTTTGGTGTTGGAATTAAATATGATTTTGACAATGATGGAACTATTGATGTTAACAAAGATATAGTTACAGCAAGTCAAACTAGGTTGTATAGATAATGGCACGCCGGGAAGATATATTAGTAGAGATTACTAAGTTACTGAAAGCACAACGTAGTGTAAAACTTGGCAAAGTTGAACGTGATCCTATTGTGATTGAAGAACTAGCCAAGACAGCATTTCCAGCCGTATATGTTGAAACCACAGATGAAGACATTGATGATATTACTATGACAATGGGTTCAACTGGGTTGATGCGTGAAGGTGTATTGGAAGTTGCTGTTGTTTTAGTTATTGGTGGAAGAGAAAGAGATACACAGCGGAACATTGCTGTGGAGGCTATTGAAAATACACTAATGGCAGACAGAACTTTAACTAACACTGTTGAAGATATTAGGCTCACAAGAGTTGAGACTGTAGAGACTGGGGAAAGTGCACCTTTTGCCAGTTGTAGAATGATATTCACTGTAGAATATTGTTACCAATTAAATAATACATAATCAGGAGAAAATGATATGGCATGTTACGCAGGAAAAGACGGTGCTCTCTCAGTAGGAGGCACAAACATAGCTATGTTGACAGCATGGAATGTATCACAATCAGCGGAAACGCTTGAGTGTGCATACATGGGGTCAGTATGGAAAGAAAATAAAGCAGGATTGTTAGCTTGGGAAGGTTCAGCAGACGCTAACTTCACAGATGACTCTGCTACACAAGCAGCTAATGAAATAACAGTTGGTTCTGAAGTAGCTCTAGTGTTTTACCCAGTAAGTGGTGGAACACTAAGCTTCACAGGCAACGCAATTGTTACTTCAATTGACAATGATGCATCACTAGGTGACGTTCAAACAGTAAGCCTTAGCTTTACTGGAACAGGCGCTCTAGCAACTGACATCACTACATAAGTTGTGAACTATTAAGCTGTGGGTAGAAATGCCCACAGTTTTCTTAGGTTTAATTGCAGACCTAGACAGTAACCCTAAATTATTAGGCTGTTGAATATGCAAAAACTAAAAGACAAGGAAATATATTATGAGCAAAGAAAATAAAACAAGCATTCTAAGTAACGCAACAACACACTTTAGAAGTGCTATGACACAAGAATTAAAAGAAATTGTAGTTCCAGAATGGGATTGCACTATCTACTTTAAGACCGCAACTACGTTTGCAACAGAGAAAAAGATCTTAGATCTACATTCTAAAGGTGAAATGGTAGAAGCATTAGTTGAAACACTATTAGCTAAATCACTACACAAAGATGGATCAAAAGTATTCTCAGCAGCTGATAAAATTGTAATGATGCGTGAAGTAGATCCAGAAGTTATTATCCGTGTAGTAAGTGAAATGCAAGCGGCAAAGGAACAGGCTAAAGCAGACCTGGGAAACTAAAAAAAGATCTAGAGCTTCTGTTTATTTTTAGAATAGCAGAAGAACTAGGTCACAGCGTTGAATGGATTATGAATAATATGAGCTATTTGGAACTTGAAGGATGGGCTAAATATTATGAATATAAGAATGAACAATCCAAAAAGAATCAACCTAAAAGATAAGGATCAACAGCATGAAAGCAGCAGGCGTAAGTAAAAATATAAAAAAGCAAGTGCAAGCTGACTTTAATCAGTATGTTGTTGACCTTACACGTAATTTACGTAACACCACCCCCATAGACACAGGTGCTGCCAAAAGAAAATGGCGGCAAGTTGGCCAACCATTAGATATTGGACGTGGAACACCAACCCGTAAAAAGATTATAGATAACCAAGTTGGTTATGCTTCAATACTAGACGGAAGTGAAGGCAGACCTACCAGTAGGCAAGCTCCACGTGGCATTGTTGAACCAGCATTTAAGAAAACAAGGCAGAGATAAAGGATGGCACTATGAGTGGAACTAGTAGATATGATATTGATATTGTTGCTAATAACAAAGCATCAAGAGCCTTAGGGAACGTAACAAAACAATTAGGCAACATTGAAAAGGGCGCCAACAAGGCAAACAGTTCCTTTAACAAAATGAAAAGTCTGGCAGTTGCAGCCGGTGCCGCATTAGGAAGTATGAAACTTGCACAAAGTTTTATGCAAACAGCAACACAGTTTGAAAACCTTAATGTCCAATTGAAGTTCATTACAGGTAACGCCAGAGATGGTGCTAAAGCATTAGGGATTGTTGAAGCAGCAGCAGCCAACAGTGCATTTGCTATGGAAGACATGGCAGCCGCTGCACCAAGTTTATTAACAGTAAGTAGCGTAGAGGAATTAGCCAGCACACTTGATATGGCTGGTGATATTGCCGCGGCTACTGGAATGGGATTCCAAGAAGCAGCCGGACAGTTACAACGTGCATTTAGTGGTGGTATAGCTGCCGCAGACATCTTCCGTGAAAAAGGTGTTAAGAGTATGTTAGGCTTCCAAGAAGGAGTCAAGTATACAGCTGAACAAACAGAAAAAATGATACGTGATGCTTTTGCTAATGGCACTACAAGTCTCAAAGGTGCAACAGCAGAAATGGCAAAGACCTGGGATGGTCAAATAAGCATGATGGGTGATGCATGGACTCAGTTCAAAAAGAAAACCATGGACAGTGGGTTATTTGAAGAACTTAAATTAGCATTAGCCGGAGTGCAAAGATTTATAAATGAAAATAAAGAAGCTATTGATAAAATGGCTGCAGCAATAGGTGACACACTAGGAAAAGGTGTGCGTAAGTTAGGTGAAGCAGTAGCCTTTGTAGCAACTCATTCAGACTTCTTCTTAACTGTAGCAAAAGGTTTAGTTGCAGTAAAACTAGCACCATATTTACTAAAAGCCGCTAAAGCAATGCGTGTATTGAATCTTGCAATGATGGCAAACCCAATAGGAGCTGTAGTTGGTAGTATTGCACTACTGTTAACATACTTTGTTGGTAAAAATGGCTTAGGTAGAACTATTGTTCAAGTGCAAACAGCTTTTGATATACTTGGTGATGCACTGTCAAGATTTGGTAAGTTTATTAAAAACAGTTTAGTCAAAGTTGTAGAGTTTTTCAAGGGTAAAATTGATGCTATGAAACAAGGCCTTATTAATGCCTATAATGCAATAGCAGGTTTTATTCCTGGCATGAAAGCATTTGAAGAAAAGATCAAAGAAGGGGCAGGTGTATTAAAAGATAAGTTCACAGCATCATTAGAGTATGCAGAAACTAAAGTAGGTGAATTTGGTGACAAGATAAAAGAAAATATGCCTGATGAATTTATTGGTTGGGTAGATGACAGTGCTCAAGCAATCCTAGATGCCGGTGATGCATATGATGAAAGTCAAGCCAAAGTTAAAGCGTTTGCTGATGAACAAAGACGTTTATTAGATATGGAAAGAGCTATGAGTAGCTATGGGCCAAGAAACCCAGAAATAACCAATGGTAGTAACACTAGTGGAACACTAGCCAAAACAGCAGATGAATTAAAGAAAATTGCTAAAGAAACTAAGTTTTATGAAGATGCAATATTCCGTGCAGCAACAGCCGGTGACAGACATATAAAGAATATTGGTGGACAAGTTCAATCATTAAATCAATTGTTTGATGAATTGAATCCAGTAACTAAACAAACACGTGAGTATCAACAACAAATAAAACAACTCAATTACATGATTGAGAACAACATTGGTGATACACAAAGATGGAAAATATTACTTGGTCAAATTAAAAATGAAATGGCAGCTCTTGTTGAACCACTTGATACACAAGCAAATAGGTTTACTAGTTTCTTTGATAACCTAATAACCAGCAGTAAAGATGGTGCAGAACAATTAGTGTTTGTTGAAATGGCTGCACAAAAAGCCATGGAGATGCTTGAAGCAGGATTAATAAGTATTGATGCATACGCACAAGTTATGGTTAACTTAGGAAAAGGCACCAGTGAAGCAGGTAAAGAGATTGAAAAGTTCTCAGAATTCTGGGAAGGCTTGTCAGCAAAGTTGTTTCCAGTTGAAACAAAAATGAAAAGCCTTGAAGAACAAATTGGTAAGCTCACAGCAGAAATGACAAAAAATGGTGATCCAACAGGCCAATTAGGTAAAGCAGTTGGTATACTAAAAGAGGAATTGAGGTTGCTTGATCCTGAAGTGCAGAAGCAAATAAAAGCTAACGCATTAATTGTAGCAAGCATGCAAGGATACAAAGACAAAGTTATGCGTGTAGCTGAAGCACAAGCAAGAGAAAAAGAGGCAATGGATAAGTTAGTTATTGCTAACAACAAACTGTATGCTTCACTACATCCAGTTGAAACACAGATGGCAATATTGCAATCACAAATTGATGGTGTTAACAAACAACTTGATGCAGGTGTTGGCAACACAGAAGAGCTAACCAGAGTGCTATTGCTACTTCAAAAGCAAATGCGTGAGATTGATCCTGCATTAGCAGCCCAACGTGAGTTAGTTGCAAGTCTACAAGGTTATGATGATGCTATTCTAAGACACAAGAGAATTGTAGAATCTAATAACAAAGCCAAAGCCAGAGCAATGATTGCTGAAAAGGATTTCAAAGAAGAAATGAGAGGCTTGTTGGATACACTATTTCCAGCACAAGCGGCTCTTACTGCACATCAACAGCAAATATTAGATATTGAAAAAGCATACAAATTAGGTGAATACACACTCACAGAATACAATGCCGCAATAGCAAAAAGTAATGAACTGTTTAAAGAAAGCCAAGATGATGGATTTAGTGCTGAATTACAATCTGTTACAGAAAATCTAAAACCTCTCAATAGAGCAATCAGAGAAAATGAAGAAACATTAGCTACTCTCAAAAGAGGATTAGATAGCACCGCACTTAGCACTGAACAATACAATGAGTTAGTTGATTTACAAGCAAAGAAATTTGCTGAAGCAACTAAGAAAATGAAAACAGCAAGTGAAGAATTTGTTGATGGCTTTAACAAAGACTTCAATGATACATTTGCAGATGCATTAGTTGAAGGTAACTTGAGCTTTGATACATTTGCTGACTTGTGGAAAGGCACACTAAAAGACTTGATTAAAGATACACTTAACCAAGGAACACTGTTAAATGATATACTTGGTGGATTTGGTAAAGGTGCTGGTGGCGGTGGCTTTAACTTTGGTAGTCTCTTTAGCGGTGGCGGAGCAGATGGCATTGGTGACTTAGGTTTTGTTGGTGACTTCTTTGGTGGCATTGGTAGTGCGTTTGGATTGTTTGCAGATGGTGGTAAAATTAAAGCAGGTGAAACAGGTATTGTTGGTGAAGCAGGTGCAGAACTAGTTAGTGGACCAGCAACAGTAACCAGCAATGAAGACAGTTTTGGTGGTAACGCTCCTCCGGTAAATATAACTATACAAGCAATTGACACGCAAACAGGCACAGAATTCCTGTTAAAGAACAAAAGACAAATTGAAGGCATTGTTCAGAGTGCTTACAACAGACGTGGAAAACAGGGGATTTATTAATGAAAGCAATATTTACATATCCAAGTAACAGTGGAACAAGTTTTATTGATCCAAATTACGTTGGTGATGACACAGTAGGATTTCAAAAACGTATTAAAGAATTAGTTGACGGAACATACAAGCCATGGGATGGCACAATACCAAGTGACACTGTAACCAACATTATGAGTGAACTTAGTAAGTTTAATGATGCTCCTTGGTTTGAAACATCAGGCAACAACAGCATTTTTGATTTTTGGTATAACCCATTATACACAGGAACAGTAGAATTAATCAGCAGTGATATTAGCAGTGCAACCGCAGTTGATGGGCAAACAAGTAACTTTGAATTTAGTGGAAATCATGGATTTTATGATACTCAATATCTAACACTCAGCGGATTTGACGGCAGTTTAGCTGAATACAATGGTAATGATTATTATGTTAAGAAAATAGATGCAGACACAATACAATTAGCCACAGATGTAGACCTAACACTACCATTACAATTTAAATGGATAAAAAACACATCAATTACAGATGCTTTTATAGTTGGAGGTTCACCAGTAGACTTTGACATTGACACAAGTGCAATTAATACTGTAACATCTGGATTAGAAGTTGTTTTGCAAGGGTTTGATGGAACACTAGCTGAACGCAACGGTCAAGTGTTTTATGTGCAAAACTTAACTGTCAATGACTTTGATTTATCATTTGATAGTGCAGGCAATCAACCGTTGGTATACCCAGCACCAGCTACTAACCAACCTATAGAAAGTATTTTATTTACAAAAAGTGACACTGCTTTTCCATGGGCAGATTCTGAAGTAATAATGACATTGCCTAGTTCATCAGGGCCATTGCCGTATGGAGCTAAAATTGATTTTGCAACTAATGATTCTACAACACACAGTCCAGCAGGACAGGACAACGGAATTTGGACTGGAATAAACACAGCCTTATCAGCTTACGCTAACTCAGTGAGTTTTGGTAATTTATGGACAAAACCAGTTAATAGCAGTGCACCTTACAAATATAAACTATACAGTGACATTACACTTTCTACTAAAGTAGATTGGAGTAATCTTGCTGGATGGAGTCCAAATTCACCATCATATTTTCCAGGACAATTACAAAAAGACACTCCTGTAACACTAGAACTCATAGGAGATACATACACATTCCGTTATGAATTATCAGGCACTAATGGTGCAGATATGACAGGTAATAATATTGCATATCTTGTAAACACATCAGCTGAAGAACTAAATGGACTAGGAGACAGTAACAGTGGTGGAATAACAACCTGGGCACAGCGTGACACAGGTGATTACTATTATGGATATGATGACCTTGCTAGAACAGAATTAACTAATTTAGGAATGAATATTATTTGTGCAAGCAATGCCTTGATTACAACTGCTACAGATCCAAAACTATTTCTTCCACCAGCACTACAGGTTGATGACCAAGGCAATACACTAACAAATAAAGATTTGATCATAGATGCCAGTAAAATAGAGTCATATGCTTCTAATGGACTACAGTTGTTAGACACCTATCTAACAAATGAAGATTGGATGACAACATCAGCTACAGACATTGTTCCATCAGCAGACCTAAATGCCGGTGATGCAACAAGATCAACAACTAGAACATACAACGGCAATCCAATAATTGAAATTGATCCAACAGCAAGTGCAACAATAAACAAAGCGTATGACACAAGCAGTTTTACACATTACAAAACACCTTATCAAATTTATTATAGGGGTGGTTCATTAAGGACCCGTCCGTATAATCTTACAACACAATCTTCAGATTACAGCACAGCGGCTGCAACTTTCTTTACAACATTAAGAGGAAAGTATCTAATTGATTCAACTACTGTAATAGGTGTTCCGTTTATTATGACGTGGGGAGGATCTGCACCATTTGGAAGTGATACACCAACTGTTATAAGTGGTGATACATTCTGGATGTTGCCAGTGGGTTATGTTCAAGACGTAGACAGCAATGGTGACACAATAGCTTGGTTTAGTTTTCAAACATTCTACACAACCACAGATGGTGGCGTAGGTATTAACACCAGTGGATTAGGAGCAGGTCCTCCAACAGGACCAATGTGGGCTTCCTCTGCATATCAAATAGCAGAAACATATTTGGAAGAATTTTACAACAAAACAAGAACACCTACAGCAACAACAATATACAGTGCATCTTGGGTTAATGACTATTATGGAACAAAAGTAAGTTCTTCTACTGGTTGGACTTATTTAGAAACAGGTGATTTAGTTACATTTAAAACAACAGACGTTAACACTGGCGTAGTTACAAATTGGGGTGAATTTATTGTTAATAAACATCCAAATAACACGTTTTATTTCTGGGAAACTGATGGTAACAGTGGATGGGGTAATAATATTTGGTCAAAACCAGGTTATACTGTTAATAGTCCTCCTAGCTCCGCACAAGCAACACTGACAATTGAAACTACACACACTAATATTTTAAGAAAAAGTGGAGTTAACCAACCTTATGTATATACACCTGCAAGCACAGATAATAAAGCATTTGTAAGTAGTAAATTACAAACGGCGTTAACTGCTGGCAAGGTTTGGACTAATCAAAGTGGAACAGAATATACAGATGTTACTACATATGATTTGAATTACACTTATCAAAACAGCACAACAGGAACAATAAAAGAAAACTTTCAAGCACCTACACCAAATATTATCACAACACTTGATCCTGTAGATTCTACAACAGGAACACTAACTATATCCAATGCAAATTATCCTGGAACTCCATTTCCACAAGGAAAATATAGATTAGCCAGTGTAAGTGAACATATGTATGGCAATAAAACTTATATGCAACGCACCGGAGCCAGCACATATGTAGGCAATGCAAGATTAAAATCAACCAGTGCCTGGAGTGCAGGAGATAATTATCAGCAAGCAATAACTCAGTTTCCAGTTACTACAATAAGCACTGATGCAACAAGCGGTTATTTAACAAGTGGATTTACATTTGACTCAGAGTTTCCAGGACAATTCAACAGTGACCGTGACATTGCGTTTGAAGTAGAAACTGTTCCAAACACATATACACCTCCTGCTCCTACACCAGCAGAATTAGAAGATGTATTTGATACAGATGATGAATGGGAAGACTATGGATACGCAGGTGGACGCAAAGAGTGGCCATTTCATGTAACACCAAGCAAAGCAGATATTGTATATAATGCACCAACTATTGCAAATATGTCACAAAGTGGTATCAAGTATACACGCAGTGTAGGACACACTGACTGGCGTTTAGATGTAGCATATCCGCCAATGACACATGAGGAATTCCAAAAGTTTCATGCAATTGCACAAGCGGCACAAGGACAAGCTATGCCATTCTTCTTTAAGTTACGTGACAAGAATGGTGGAAACATACTATGGAGAAAGTTTGAAGATACAAGTGTTAGCACAAAAACTCCTAGATTTAAAAATCCTGTAGCATCAGGTGATAGACTAGCACTAGTAGAAGGATTTGAGAGTAATGAAAACAATGCATTCTTACAAGGTGAAGTGTTTATTGATGGTAACAATGACAATGGATATGTGCATACAGTATTAAATCAAGTTGATGCAAACATATATGGTGAAGCTAAAATACGCACACCTTGGCCATTTAGATCACCAGTTAATGCAGGTGATGGCTGTTACAAAGAACCATCTCATATAGTTGTTACACTAGCAAATGATAATTTTGAATACAAAGTAGACACAGCAGGTTATTATTATATGAGTGTAAGTTTTGACTTAGATGATTGGAAGTAAAATATGGCAACCCTAGAACAGATAGTAGCAAAAGAAACTATACAATACTTTGATTGTGTTGCTGTAAACATTGATGCATCACACAACTATTACTTTACACAAGCACCATTTAATATAACACTAAGTGACGGCAATTCATATCAAGCTGCAGGTGGATTGTTACAAATGACTGACTTTGTTGACAATGCAAGTTTTAGTATTGAACAATTAGAAATACAATTAGCAGGTATTGTTACATTACCAACTGGTGAAACAGTATTAAAGACAGTTCAAGAGTTAGATTACATTGACAAGCCACTAACAATATACAGAGCATTTATGGAAGATTATGCTGTAGCACATGAAGTTGTGTTATACAAAGGCTTTATCAATAACATAAGTGCAGCACTAAGTGACGGTGGTGATAGCACTACAGCAAGTATTAGCACAGCAAGTCACTGGACAGACTTTGATAGAGTAAGCACAAGATACACAAACTCTAACAGTCAACAAAACATACATCCAGGTGATGAAGGCTTTAGTTTTGCAAAAGAAGTGCAAAAAGAAGTGCAGTGGAAAGAAGCTGTATAATGGATGCACAGTCACAAATGAAAGTTGGCCTTTGGCTAGCAAGTAAACAATGGGAACCTTGGGCACGTGGAACTAATGATTGTTGCACACTGTTTATGGAATACCATGATCATATGTTTGGCACAGATACTGTATCAAGCATATACGGTAAATACAATGACTTAAGAAGTGCAATACGTTTACGCAAAGAATTCCCCACAGTAGACAAATGGTTTCCAGAACACGGGTATCATCAAGTGTTGCAACCTCAAACAGGTGATGTAGTAATGGTAGAACAAAGATGGTTTCCTAGCAGTTATATTATTTGTATGGCACAAGCATGGGGTTTAACAGATGATTCAAAGCGTATGACTAAACATATTATTGAAAAGCCAAACGTAGAATACAGCATATGGAGACATGAAGCATGGGATTAAGCAGTGTAGCTAAGTTCTTTATCAAACTAGCAATCTCACTTTACAGTTATAACCAACAGCGTAAAGCACAAAAGAAAGCTGAACGTCAAGCACGTGCGGCACGTAGTAATGTTTTGATAAACAAACAATCAAACAATGATCCTGTATATATATTGTATGGGCGTCAGCGTATGGGCGGAACAAGAGTATATGTTGACACATCAAACGGAAGTGGTGACTTAGCTGGAACAACCAAACTAAACTTTGTATTGGTTATGTGTGAAGGTGAAATTAACACAGTAAAACAAGTATACTTCAATGATACTATAGTATGGGATGATAGCAACGGTGGAACACTAAGTGCAAACAGCAGTGGTGGTTATACACTAGGTGGATGGATTAGTAAATATGCACCAACTATTACAAGCAACTGGTATCCTGGAACCACAACACAAACAGTAGATACTAGTTTACAAGCCAGTGTAGGAAGCAGTGTATGGACAACAGCTCACAAACTACAAGGTGTAAGTTACTTTACAATGTTGTTAGAAGCAGATGGTGAGAAGTATGGTGGGCAATTGCCTGTTGTTACATTTGTATTAGAAGGTAAAACAATACTTGATGTAAGCACACTAGTAGATGGTGATGTTATTGGTGACATGACTTCAGCTAACTACACAAGTGGACAAAATCAAAGTCCTGTAGATGTAATGTATGACTATCTTATCAATACAGTGTTTGGTAAAGGTTTAGACAGAGATGCTAATGGAACTTGGATTGCAGGTAGACACATAGACTTAGCCAGCTTCCAACAAGCAAGATTAGATGCAGCTGCAGCACGTAGTGGTGCTGGATACAAAATTAATGGATTCCTACAAACAGAAAAACAACTGTTTGATAACGTAGGTGAGATATTAGAAACATGCAATGGTATATTGTTGTTTAAAGACGGCAAGTATCAAATGCGTATTAAAAAGCCAAATGAACAAGTAGGTATTTCAAGCAGTGCAATCTTTGACAAAGACACTATTATTGGAACTATAGAATTAAGTTTACCAGATAAAGCACGTAAACTAAACAAAGCCACAGGTATATTCAATAACCCAGATACAAAATACAATGATGATGTAATTATATTTGATGATGCAGCATTTAGAGTCACAGACAATGGTAGTGTATTAGAAACACAAGAAGATTATACTATGATTACGGATAGTGCCCAAGTTTTAGACTTGATTACACAAACGGTAAATATTAGTAGAGATGAATACACAATTAGATTCACAGCGGCACACACAGCACTATTATTACGTTCAGGTGATATTATTGAAGTAAGACATCCAGAGTTTGGATGGGGTGTTGATGCAGGTGAACAACAAATCTTTTTCCGTGTGCAAGAACTAAAATTAACAGAAGACAACACAGTAGAAATTACAGCTACCAAATATGATTCTTCAAAGGAACTATAAATGAGCATTATATCACTAAATACAGGAACACAAGCACACTTTATGGCCCAAGGCAATGATGTGCAAAGCAGTATTAACTTAGATAAACTAAGTGATGTTACTGTAACAAATGTAGCAGATAACCAAGTATTGAAATATGACGCAAGTCAAAGTCAATGGGTAAATGTTGCTACAGGTGCCATCACAAGTTTAGATCAATTAAGTGATGTTACTATCACAGCCGTATCAGACGGACAAAGTTTACAATACAACAGCACTACCAATCAATGGGAGAATAGAGACATTACAGCCAATTCCATTGATGGCGGATTTTATCCATAAAAACTAACAACATATAGTCAGTTTAGGTGTCTTAGACGCTCAACAAGGGCTATATATAGCGTCAAAAATCACAGGACTACCTAATGCCCCAAAACAACAAGAAATACACTATAGACCGCCTTAAAGGTGGTTTTAACAGAGCCCTACCATTACACCAATACAACCAATTAGTTCATTTTGTAGCAGTTAAAAAATTACTAGCAGAATGTCCTGGAGAGTATGTTTGTTATAGATGGTATCATAATGTAGTAGCTGTTGCAACCAGTGAACCAAATATAGATGAATGGTTAAGTTTACACGGACTTGAGCCTAGATTACCAGAAGAAATAAAATTAAATAATTCAGGTATACAAGCACAACAAACTGGACAAAACGGATACAGCAAAAGTTTTAGTAGTGATGCAATGGTAGACAGCAAAACACTACAAGCAGAAATTATGCATAAATTAAACAATGGTAGCACACTCACAAGTATTGCACATGAATTAGGTTGCAGTGCAGCAAACATACATTATCACCGTAGAAAATACAATGAACGTATGGCCAAAGAATTAGAGGTTGACAACTAACGTTTTATAATGTATAAATAGTATTGTAAGTTAAAAAAGTTTTTGTATATTTACTCATACGTATAACGTGTTCTCAATACAGTTATAACAGCCTACTAATTTAACTTAAAGTTGTATACGGGTAATTTACGTTATTTCATACGTAAGCTCCAACAGATACATTTTATTTCCTTGAAATATTTTGTGCCATTAGCAGATAACTGCCCAATACTGTATACAGCGTATCTAAAAGTATATGATTTCAAATCAGCCCTATGCAGGTTCTCCAAAAAACATGTTGCATAGGGCTTTTCTTTGACCAAAAGACGGGTTTTGAACCCATAAAGGTTGACAAATAGAGTTTTGTCATATATACTATTACATACAGTTAAGAATAATCTTAATTTACAATAAGGCACAACAACAAACAAAAGGAAATAAAATGACACAAACACAACCCAACAAAATTAACCCACACAATATAGATATACCAGATCTTAATGAGACAGAGTATAGAAATTTACACCATAAAATATTCCGCTACCAAAAGCCAGACAGAGCTCAAGTTTTATTAGATATACAACAATCACAACCTATAAGCAATTATCACAGTGATCTGCTTACAATTGATGTATGGACTTCTACTGAATTCCCACACACAGACCTTGATACTTGGCAACAACTATGGTGTAATTATTTAGGTTTATGGCAACAAGAAAAACTTAAAAGTGTGTTTAGCAATGGACCTATAACTGTATACAGAGGCGGTCCCAAAGATGGATATAGCTGGACTACCAATAAAGAAATAGCACAATGGTTTGCCGCAATGAGAGGCAGTATGCACACAAACGGAATTACTGAATGTATGCACCCTGTAGAAATAGGTGTGTGGCAAAAAACTATTGACATAGATGATGTTCACGCTATACTTGAGTATGAAGATGAAGTAGTGTTAACAGAAGATATTGCATTTGAGGAGACAGTATAATGAACCCTAAAATAAAAACATTCTTAGACAACTATACATGTGAACAAACAAGACCTAACCATTGGGAAGGCACATTTACCAAAACAAGAAAACTACATGAAATCCGTGACAGCTTAACAGATGAAGATTGGGAAGATCTCAAAGACTTTGCATGCACTGGGTTTTGGGATATGCCTATTAATTTACGCAATTCAGCACACCAAAAGTTTGATGCTTTTGAACAGTGGGCAACTGATGAAGGCGTATTCCAATATAGTTTTACAGCTATACTTGACGCTGCAATGGAAACATCACAACAAAGAACAGCACAAACTCTTATATGGGGATGTGTAACATCAATTATTGAAGCAGGTTATTGGGGTATGCAAGATGTTTAATGTTAAAAAAGTGCATAAACTATTTACATATAATAGTAATAATAATAATATTAGTAGTTATAAGTGTAATGAATATCTGAGTAAAGATCACTTGATCTTTATTAAAGAATCAGTGATAAGCAGTGATAACGGGTCTCTGACCCCAGGTGAGTCTAGAGATAACACCAACAATAAAGGAGAAATAAAATGAAATTGAAACAAGTAACCAGTCATGTGGGATCACAAAAGGCCACAGGCAAGACCTGGAGCTACAACCCTCAACCAATTGACACCAACAAAGTGGTGTATGTCCGTGCAGAAGTGTATGACAACAGCCCAGATTCAAATGCAGTATTTGAACCAAAAAGATATAGAAGTGCAATAAACTTCTACTACAAACAACCACAAAGCCTTGATGATATCAAAGAACCAACATATAGAGTATGGAGTTGGATGAGTGATTACAGCACATTCCGTAACAACAAATACAAACCAAGCACAGACCCACATTACAATTGGTATGTAAATGCAGTTGAACAAGCCAAAGAATTGCACCATGGATATAGCAGTGATGCAGTAATTAGTCATGGATGTTTAGGTGCTGTTAAGAATCACAACGGAGGTAACGGAGGTTATGGACCACACAACCAGCCACGTTATACATGTGATGTATTGCACAGTTTACATGATGTAGAGATGATGGCTATGCAACTACATATTGAAGATTTCAATTTTGATTTTCAATTAAACAATGTATTGCAAACAAAAACAAAACAAGGTAAAAAAATTAGATTATTCAGTGAGGAGTTCCAAGTATGAAACTAAAAAACAATCAACAAACGCTAATAGAAAAACTAAAGAAAAGCTCAACAGCACACAATTCTACAGTTAAAGACTTTAACCCAGTGCCAAAAAAATCACCAGAAGTAATGGCATTGGACAGTATAAGTTGGCAACTTAAACGCATTGCAGATATATTGGAGAGTAAACTATGATTATATTAGAATTATACGGTGTAGAATCAGGCTTTAGAACAGTAGATAAATATGAGTATGCTACAATAGAAGAAGCAGAAGCACAAATTATGTTGGCTAGACTCAGTGATAGTTGGGTTGGACACAAGATATACAGTGACATTACTTGGGATGAATTTCAAGCTATGCCACTAAAAGAACGCAACAACTTGCCTTGGACTGGTAAGTTTGATAAGCAAGCATATGTAGATGCACAAGAAAATGAAAGCATAGGCCGTATTGTTGACAGTATGGTTAAGTTAGACAGAGACTTAGAAGCACAGGAGCAATTAGATGAACGGACAAAGAAAAAGTAAATTTAACAAATGGTGGGGTAAGAATCATCATTATCCATTGGCACATAGATGGTTAATCAAACATGCAAAAAGATGCATACATAACTATCATATTGCACCAGAACAGTTTGATCACGCTAAACAGATATTCAAGCGTTATAATTTAAGTGCATTCAAACGCATAAACAAAACAGATGCAGCTTTCTTGTGGAGACTAACACATCCCACAATTAATGTTAGGCGTGAAAGATTGCTTGCAAGTGCAGCATTCTTTGAAGCTCATGCAAATCATAAGTTGATGAGCAAATGAGTGCAAAAGCAAACTTTGATGCAGCACTAAGCAACATAAGTATGATCAATAGATGCAATAAAAAACTAGACTACTGGCGTGGTATATATGAGGAACTAGGAGTTCCACTACGCTATGAAGAACCCACACAAGAAGAAAAGCTAGAGTTTATTAAACTACAAGCACAGAAATATGCGGCTAGCAAAAAACACAAACCAAAGGAGTAGAACATGAAAAAAGCAACATACATACAATTAACAATAGAAGAACTAGAAGATCTTATGCACCTTGCATTAGCAAATTGGGATAGAGATCTAATGGACACTATGACGGCATGGGAAAAAGACCCAGAATTCAAAGTGTCAAATGATACAGCAGATTGGCAACCCAGTAATTGGTTGTTTTATACACAAGGTGATAGTCTTGAAAATCATGCATATGTAATAGAAGACACAATAAAGGAAATTAGTAAAATTGATAAATAATAGCGTATACACAGGAGATTATTATGATTACAGTAACATATAAAGATGCAAAAGGAAACTGGGTAGAAGACGGCAGTGAACACTTGCTGTTGGATCAAGCCAAAGCACATGCGGCACAGTATCCAGAATACAAGGCTTGGAACGGAGATCTATTGTTAGCACACTTGTTTAACGCAGATGCCAAACCAGTCAAGACGGAACCAGCCCCTACACCAGTAGAGGAAACACACCATGAAGAAGCTGAACATGAAGCTGACACTTGGGAAGAAGATGATGAATAAACTATTCAACGCCCTAGAGCGTTGGTTTATGTTTGTAGGTGACCGTATTTACAGATTATTCAACTAAATACAGTTACCAAAATAAACCTAGTTGATATAGTTACTTTGGATCTGTAGCAATACAGTTAAACCTCATATAGCCCCCTTGTAAGCTATATGGGGTTTTCTTTTGACCTTAATGCCGTTTATTCTCACAAAAAAGTATAAATACAATACCAGCCAAACTGTGGGGGTTCAGTGAGGAGTGGTAAGCCCTGACTGTTTACATTCCTTGTTGCGTCAGGGCTTTTTCTGATGATTTATATTTTGATAAATAACATTGTAAAACAACAACAAGGAATCAGACAATGCATAAAGAACTAGA